CTATTCGAGCTGTATTTGAGGATTTGGTTCTTTATGACAAAGCAATTAACAATACGGAGACTTCATTGAGTATGGAGTTTAAAAAAGGAACAGGAGATGGAAGTTCTATTGGTAATGAAAAATTGACGTTTTATGTACCAGAACTTACATTTTCACCAAGCGCCCCTGTTGTGAGTGGACCTGCAGGTCTCGTTGTTGAACTTCCTTTCGAGGGTTTTTATAGTGGTGATATAAATGCATCTGCAATGTATGCTGTGTTGCTTTCACCATATAGTGGATCACAGCTTGGGATTGCTTAACAATTAAAAGGAAAGTAGATATGGAAAAAAAATCATATATAATAGGAGATAAAGTTTATACACAAAGTAAAATGGTATGGGGGCAAGTTAGACAGATTATTAAAATTACTGATAATCTAACCTTACCTTCAGATTTTACTCCAAAAGATATTATTAAGCTTCTTGAGGATAAGATTCCAATACTTGCTGCAATTATTCTTGTTCCAGAGGGTTTTACTGTAAAGAATAAACCTATGGATGAAATGATTACTGCATTTGAATGGGATCTTGAACTTGATCAGATTATGGAGATTATAGATGATTTTTTTTCTTTCAACCCGATTCCTTTGTGGCTGAAGAAACTAAGCACCAAGATGGGTGTCGGGGAGAGTCAGACAAATATAAAGAGATTTTTGGAGAAGGAGACTGGATTGACAGAAACATCGCTCTCTTATCCGGAGGAGACATCACTAAACGAGACATAATTACTTGGGAATTTACTCCAAGTGAATGCTCGCAGTATATACATTTACGATTCAGAGAATTAATTTTTAGGGAATCGATTATAGCTTTTCTCTCTGGAAAGGGGGATGACAAGGAAACACTCGGTAAGCTTGATGAAAATGATATGTATTGTCAAGCTTGCCGAGCGAAGTCAAAAAATAAACAAGATTGTTCAATCTGCACCAAAGACCTTAAGGTGCTTGAGCCAAAAAAGAAATAGAGGTAACAATGGCCGGAATAAAAACAGATTTATTACTTGAAGCTCAAGCAAAAGGTTTTTCTGATGTTACAGATCAGTTGACCAAAATGGTCGATGCGATCAATAAAATATCCAATAAAAAATTTTCAAATACAGGAGCAAAAGCTTTTACTACTGAAGTACGAGCTTTAGGTAGTGCTATTGAAAAGCTTGGTACTGATCAAGTTCGAGCCATCAATAAAATGGGAGTTGAACTTGATAAAGCTCTTGGTTCAATGAAAAAGTTGAACGATGAAGCAAGAAAAAGTAAGTATTCCAATCAGCTTGAAATGGGTTGGGGTTTTGGTTCCATGTTTCGTGACATGGAAAAGATGTTTCAACTTCAAGCTCGTTGGTACCTTTCTCGTGCTGTTTTATTCTCTACATTGGAAATTCCAATTGTTGCAATTAAAAGCATTGGTAGTTATGTGCTTGAGCTTGATAAAGCTCGTGCTGAATTAATGAGATGGGGAGCTACTTCTGGACGTGTAACTGCGGAAATGGGCAAAGATGCTGATAATCTTGTTTTACAAATTCGTAAAGCAACAATGCAGTATCCTGTTATGTTTAAGGAATTAAAAGATTCCGTTGAATCATTTGTAGGTGCAGGTATTGATTCAAAGGTTGTAGCAAAGATGGTTCCAACAATTGCTCAGATGCAAACAGCATTTAAAGAGATTGATTTTAAGCAATTTTCGATTGCTTTGTCAGGAGCTTTAAATGTTTTTGGTGGGAATAGTCTTGATCAAGCAAAAACATTTGCAAATATTGTAGATAAGATTATGAAGGCTCAGGCTGTAGGTATTATTCGACCTGAGCAGTTTACAGTAGTTTTACAATATCTTTCTCAAATAGGTAAATTGTCGGGATTTACTCTTGATCAACTTCTTGCAATGTCTGTTGCTGTTACAGATACAGGTATTAAAGCTCAATCTGCCTCAAGAATGATGCGGTCATTTATTATTGGTTTAACATCCGAAAACACAATTTCACAGTTTGCAAAAATAGGCATAGATATAGATAGAACCATCCCTATTGCTCAACAATTTGAAAAAATATTATCACAACTTTCTGAAAAGATGGGAAAAGGGGCACCTCCAGCTGCTTGGACTTCTTTTTTAAGTGGAGTATTTGGTAAGGAACCTATTAATAATATTATTACAATGGTTCAAAATCTTGATAAATATAATAAGCTTCAAAAAGATATTGAAGGTTCAAAGGGGGGAATGGTTGCTGCTTCCCAAACAATGGAAGCTCCGATTAGTGCTCAATGGCAAATGTTTCTTAATACATTACAAAATGTCGGAAAAGAACTTTCAGGGAGTACAGGGTCTGCATTATCAACATTAGTAATTTGGGCAAGAGATATTGCTAATGGAATGTTAGTTGCGGCTGATTCAACTGGAAAATTTTCTGATCAATTAATAAAATTAGGTCCAGCAGGTGAAACAGCTGCATTTATTATACAACATTTGAGAGATTCTATTCGTTGGTTAATTGAAGGTCTTGTTGTTTTTTCTTTTACTCCGTTTATTAATAAATTAAAAACTTTATCAATTACTTTTACAACTATTGAAGCATTAATAGTAAGAGTAGGAGCTAATATAGGAGTTGCACTTACTCGTTTGTTTTCTAATCCTCTTATTGTTCTTGTAATAGGTATTGAAGCTATTACACGGGCTTTTAATTTTTTGAATGGGGAAATGGATAAAATTGAAAAACGAGATTCTATATTTTATTCTTCATTAAAAACAGCAACTATGCCTGATTTAGAGAAAAATATTTCTACTTATTCAACTCAACTTAAAACTTTAATTGATTTGGATAATAAAAGAAAAGAATTTTTTGATAACGGAGCAGTGAGTATAAGAGGTATAAAAGGAAAACAATTTTTTGCATCATTAAGTGAAGATGAAAAGAAATTATTATTACAAGACGGGTCCGAATCTATTAAAAGTAAGCAAGATGCTCTTCGTTGGAAAATAGCAGCAACTCGTACAGAAATTCTTTCACGAGAAAGAGAAATTGCTTTAAATAAAAAAACAACTGATTTTGATAAAAATAAAGATAAAGAGAAAATACTGCCTCCTCAATATGAGAAATGGGAAGATTCTCGTATTATTGCTGCTGCAAAACAGAGTTATAAAAATCAACTTGATAATGATAAATTGTATAGGGAAGGATTACTTGATAATCTTGATACTCAGTATAAACAAGCTAAAATTTCTGATGAAGAATATGATCTTGGTAAAAGGAAAATAGTGCAAGATCGATTTAATTATGAATTATTACTAATTAATCTTGAACGTGAACAGATGAAAAATTTGTATTCTGATGCTCGTGTTCATGTTATGAAAACAAAGGAACAGAATGTAGGAGATAATAAAAATAAAATTAATGCTTTGAATGAAGAAGAAAATGTAACAATGGAAATGTTAAAGAAAAGGAGTCAAGAATTAGACCTTGCTAAACAAAAAGATACTAATAATATTGATATTAATTTATTTAATAAACGTAAATCACAAACAATTGAATTTGCTGAGTTTGAACGTAAGATTAATAATCAAGTAGCTGATGATTTATTTGCTGCAAAGAAAGCACAAGTTGATGAAGCAATAAGACTTGCCAAAGATGAATATGATCATTATAATATTAATGCTTCTAAATATATTTCTTTGGTTTTAAATAATATTGAAAAAGAAAAACAAGCTGAAATTGAAAAGAATAAAAGTATTGCAAATGAAGCTCATAAAATTTTAACTGTAAAAATGCAGTTTGCAAATTCGAATGAAAAGGAAAAATTACTTAAAGAAGATTCTCTTATTGAAAAGAAACAGAATGCTGATGATATAAAAGCAAATGAAGAAGCTCTTAAAAAAATATCTGATTTTAAAATTAAGACTAAAGATGATATGCGTATTGAGTATGAGAAAAATGGTATATTTGGAGTTAGTAAAAAATCGCTTGGAAGTATTGTTGGACAGATGACTTCCACAGGTGAGCAAATTAAACAGCTTTGGACAGATGTTGCGCAATCAATGTCTCAATCTTTTCAAGATTTTTTTATAGATGCTCTTGATGGTAAAATGAAATCTGTGACTGATTATTTTAAAGGATTTTTTCGATCTATATATTCATCAATTGCCGCTATTGCGAGTCAGCGAATTGCTGGAAGTATTATTAATTCATTTGGATTTACAAATGCTTCGGTTAAACATGCTGGCGGTATTGTAGGAAATGCAGGAAGAATGTCGTTGATTCCATCTGCTACTTTTATAGGTGCACCAAGACTTCATAATGGATTGGCAGGAGATGAATTTCCTGCAATTCTTCAGAAGGGTGAAACTGTAATTCCAAAAGGTGGAACATCACAAAAGATTAAAATTGAGTTAATTAATCAAAGTAATCAAAAAATGCAAACAACAAAATCATCAACAAGATTTAATGGACAAGAGCAAGTTGTATCTTTATGGATTGATGCATTGAGAGATAATAAATTTGGTTTAAGAGATGTTTTAGGGGGTTAAAATGGCTACATGGCCTGCCATATCAGAACCTGATTATGGATTAAGTGAAGAATTATATTTTCCAATTGTTCGTACTGAATTTGATAGTAATTATATTCATGTGAGAAAACGTACAACACGAGCACGACGACGATGGGATTTATCATGGAATAATCTTACTGATAATGATTATGATTTACTTGAAACTTTTTTTCTTGCAAATCAAGGTGTTGCTTTTACATGGACACATCCTCTCTCTCTTATTAATTATACGGTTGTATTTTCAGGAAATTCATTAAAATCATCTATACCTGTATTTGGGTATAGAAATGTTGCTGTAGCTATTGAGGAAATATGAGTTTATCATTAAATAGTTTAGCAATTGAAGAGAAAAATAAACTTTCTACCGATAGTGTTTTTCTTGTTGCTTTGAAAATAGACATTCCAGGATTGGCTGACCCTGTTCGAGTTATAAATAATTCTGAAAATTTTATTTGGAAAGGTGAAACTTGGATCGCTTTTCCATTTACTATTGATGAATTATCTGATCAAGCAGGAAAAGAAATACCAACGGTAACAATATCTTTGAGTAATGTTAATCGTGTAATGGAAATATATTTGGAGCAATACGACACTTATATTAAAACCAATGGATTTAGTCCTATTACTGTAGAAATTTCTGTTATTAATACGGCAGTAATTGCAGTAAATGGAAACGCTGATGCAGAGGTTACTCATTATTTTCAGTTACGACAACCAAAAACAAATAGTAAAACAGCGACATTTATTTTAAGTGCAGATAATCCTTTTATGAGAAGATTTCCACAGAATAGAATTTTAAAGAATCATTGCAGATTTATTTTTAAAGATGTACGTTGTCAATATAGTGGTGTAGAAACTTCTTGTAGTAAAACATTAACGAGATGTAGGGAATTGAATAATTCCTTACATTTTGGTGGAGCACCGGGAGTAGGAAGACGTGGACTTGAAATTGATTCAACTATTTAAAGCTCCGTTTGTTAGGGGAGGTAGAAATATAGAAACAGGTCTTGACTGTCAAGGTTTGTTTATCGAATTGATGAGGTATTATGGTCATGAAGTTAAAGAATCGTTTGTGGCTGAATATGCTACACAAGAAGTTGCACAGGTTGTTGAAAAAGAAATCGGTAGTGGAAAATGGTTAAAGTTGAATGAACCTGAGATAGGATGTGCAGTTGGAATGGCATTAGATTCTATGTTTCCATTTCTTGTTCAACATTTAGGGATATATATTGGTGAAGGTAAGTTTATTCATATACTTGAAAAGCGCGGAGTTGTTACAAATAAAATTACTGATAGATTTTTTTCTGGTAAAATTAGGGGATATTATAGATGGATAGGTTGATTGTAACAAATATTTATAATCCATTTGATCCTTATAAATCACGAGATATTCGTAATATTGAGTATGGTTTAACTGTTCAAGATTGTATTGATTTATTTCCATCAAATATAGGGTATGAGTGTGTTGTTTCATTAAATGGGATAATACTTGCTCCATTTGCTTATCCAATATTAAAACCGAAAGGTAGTCTTGTTATTTGTGCGGTTCCTCAAGGAGGAGGAGGAGGGAAAGATGTATTAAGAGTAGTAGCAATGCTTGCAGTTGTCGTTGCTGCTGTAACAATAGGTCCGGAGATAGCTTCTTTATTTTGGGGAACTGAAGTAGGTTCAACTATAGGAGCATCCATTGGTACTGCCTATGGAATGTCTGGTTTTGAAGCAGCTTCAACAGCACTTACCGCTGTTTCAACAATGGCGATGGTGGCTGTTGGTAGTGCCATTGTCAATGCTGTACTTCCTCCACCTGGCATTGATATGGGAGGAGTAGGAACAGCATTAGCGAATTCATCCACTTATGGTTGGGAAGTTTCAGGTAATAAGAATTCTGAAAATATAACTTGGCCTATATTATATGGTACACATCGTATAGTTCCTCCTATAATAGGTAAATATATTGATATTATTGATGATAAACAATATCTGCATTTATTGATGGCTATCGCAGATCATGAAATAACAAGTATTGATGAAACAAGTATTAGAATTAATGGAAATAAAGTTTATAAAGAGCATGATGGAGTTACTTGGGAGATAAGAAAAGGTACTGTAGATCAACAACCGATAGATGGTTTTGATGATGCTCATGCATTAATTTCAATTAATCAAGCAATTCCATGTTCTGATCCTTGGGATGCTACAATGGCATATGAAATAGATGACATTGTTGCTTCGGAATTTAATGCTCAATATTATAAACAATATAAAGCTATTGCAACACAAATTGGTGGTATTCCTAATGTAAATAAAAAACCAAAGGATAACCCTACATATTGGGAAGCACTTACTGAAAATGAATGGTTAACTGTTGATGTTGATGGGGATACTGAAGGTTTGGTTATTGCTTTAGGATTACCTAAAGGTCTTTATTATGCAAATGATGCAGGGACACTTGTTGAGACAAATGTAAACCTTGATATTGAATGTAAAAAAGTTGGTTCTTCTGAATGGACAGTTATAAAATCTGTTATTTTTGAAGAGTTACCTGATACTTTACTCAGATGGCAAGCAGGATTTTATAATGGTGATGGGTCTTTTACATGGAGTGAAGATGGACCTCTTGTTTCCGAATACCCTGATGCTCATACCGAAGGTGAATTACAATCAGGATGGTCAGAATATAATCCTGAGACAGATCGTTATGAGTATTATCCTTCAAATTCACGTTGGTATAAACGACAAACTTATAATTATCCTTCTTGGAATAGTACAAATACATTTAAAATAAATGATAAAATATTTTATCAAGTTACAGGTGTTGTTTATAGAAGTATTAAAGATTATAATACAAATCACACACCTACTGATATAATCTGGTGGGAAGCTGTAACGCCGTCAATAAAAGCCAATGGTAATGTTGCTACTACTCCTTATGAATACTTTAAAATATCAGGATGTAAAAATTCTCCATTACGTCGTGTTACACAAAGACAAACTGTTGAATTTGGTTCATATCAGGTACGTGTTAGATATAACGGTGGGGTTGTTCCCAATAAATCAGTAAGATACGGTAATGATTGTTATCTTGAGTATGTAGAAACTACTTTATTTGACAGTTTCAACTATGCTGGTTCTTCTTTGTTTTCATTAAGAGCACTTGCTTCTGATGTAATGTCAGGTGGTGTACCTACTATAGATTTTGAAGCAACTCGAAGTGTTGTGTCTGTATGGAATGGTAGTGCTTATGTAGATAAAGACCCCAGTAATCCTGCGTGGGCTGCTTATGACATACTACACAATTCATTTTATGGTGGTGGTGTAGTTAAAGAACGAATTGATTATGATGCTTTTGATGCTTGGGCTACTTATTGTACGAGTAAAGGTTTTACTTGTAATATTTATTTTGATTCTACTTTAAATTTACGAAAGTCACTTGATATAATAGGAGCACTTGGAAGAGCTGCTATTGTTCAAGTAGGTAGTGAATTTACTGTCTTTATTGATAAAGAAGAATCTACACCAGCACAATCATTTATTTTTAATGTAGCTAATATATCAGCAGATTCGTTATCTCTTGAATACATGGATATGACGAATAGAGCAAATGCTATTGATGTTACCTTTTATGATAAAACTGATTTTTATCAAGCAAAGACATTGGAACTTCATGCTGTAGATTATGATTCCACTACAGAAGAAACAAAGAAAACTTCATTGACATTGATTGGATGTGTTAATCGTGCTGAAGCTTTAATGCATGGTTATTATGCATTAAATGGTAATAGATACCTTACATTAACTGCTTCTTGGCAAGCTGATATTGATGCCATTGGTTGCATGCCTTGGGATATTGTTGAACTTCAACATGATGCTACTTTATGGGGAGAAGGTGGTAGAGTTGTTTCTTCTACAAGTACAGCAGTTACCATTGATAAAGAGGTTACTCTTGAAGTTGGAGTTACTTATACATTTAGATTTCAAGATTCCAGCACAGATGATATTTATGAATATACGCTTGATTCTGTTAGTATAGAAACAGTTACCAACGTACTGGAAATAAATGGATCATTTTCAGTACAACCTTCGCAATATGATACCTATACACTTACAGCTACAGGTTCCGAAACTAAACTGGTACGGTTAATTAAGATTGGCAGACGTGATGATTTAACACGCAATCTTGTTGCTGTTGAATATAATCCTTCTATTTATGATGATTCTGGTAATCTTGAAGCTCCTGAATTTGTTCCTTCAGTAGTATATACAACCAATCTTAAAGCTGAAGAAGTACAATCATGGAGAGGTAGTAATGAAACACGTCTTCAATTAAGTTGGGGAGGGTTTGCCACTTCTTGGAATATTTTTTATAAAGAACCTTCTTCTCCTTATTGGGTGTTGCTCGGAACTTCTAATATACCTTTTTATGAAGTGCCAAGACTTGATTATGGCAATACTTATTCATTCTGTGTAACTCATACAAAGAATCCAGGTGATGGTGTAACTGTCTCAATTACATTAACGGGAATAGTTGCTGTTCCACAAGACATACCTGCTGGTTTTTCTGCTTCATTGACAGGACAGTTTATTACATTATCATGGGGCACTTCTTCTGATAGGACCGTTACTGGATATAATATTTATCTTGATGATGTTTTACTTGTTGAAAATGTTTCAGGTAATAAATATATTTATCGTGGTAATCTTACAGCAGGAACATATAATTTTGTATTACGATCAGTTTCAATTGGTGGTATTAGTGAGCCTACCAATTCAACATCAATTACAATAACAGGACCAACTATTCCTACAGTAACAGCTTCAGCGGTCAATGAGATTGCAACGGTTACTTGGAATAATTGTAAGCAAACATTACCTATTGATTATTATACAGTTAATGGAAGTAGAGTAGGAAATACTACCCGATTTACTGAGAGAGTTAATTGGGTAGGTTCAAGAACTTATACTGTTATTGCTTATGATATTGCGGGTAATGCTTCTTCTTCCGGGAGTGCTTCAATCGGTATTGCTACATTAACAACACCAACAGGAATCACTACAAGTGGTATTACTTATGCAATCAAGTTAGCACTTAGTTACACGACATTTACAGGATTTTCTGTTGTAGAGATATGGGCCGCTGAAAATAATGATCGTACAGATTCTACTTTCCAGAAAGTTGGCGAAACTGCTGCGTTATTGTGGACTCACTCTGGCCTTAACCTTGTTGACAGAAGATTCTATTGGATTCGTACTAAAGATGTTTATGGTAATTTAGGTAGTTGGTATCCTACATTGGCAACAGCAGGTGTGCAAGGTGACACGTCTGACAGCCCCAATGATTATTTAACGATACTACAAGGGCAAATTTCTGAAGATGAGTTGACTTCTTCTTTGAATAGTAGAGTTAATTGGGTTGATACAGAAGAGTTTGTTCTTGATCCAGATATAATTGAACAAAATATAATGTCAGGATTGAATGGTGCATTCATGGGGTTATCTGATGTGCAAGCTGTTCATCTTGGTTATATTAATGATTTATTTGCAACTACTGGATTACAAGGAACAAATATTAGTTCTCTACAATCTGAAGTGGCAGGATTAACCACTACAGATTGGAATGATACCATTCGTTTTGCTATAGGACGTTATGTCCGATATGATGGTCAAGTTTGGGTTAGTTTACATGATGGAGACGGAATTTATGATCCAAATATAGATAAAGAGCCAGGAGTTGCTACTGATTATTGGGACGTTGCGGAAGCATTGGCGAATCTTGTCGCTGAAATTGATCAACGTGTTGATACCTTGGAAGGAGAGATTGTTACCAAGGTTTCTTCAACAGAATTCAATCTGCTTGACAACAGGGTTATTGCTGCTGAAAGTACGATAGATCAACATTCCGATGAAATAGCATTGAAAGTTGCTCAAACTGAATTTGATACCTTTACAGAAGAGTTTTTACCTGCT